ATCTGGTGGACCTATGGTCTGCATGAATAGCGCAGTGTCTGAGTTTGGTCTAGCATTCGTTTGGTATGCAGGAGCAGCAGGAAATGCATCATACCTCGCACTGTTTGAAGTAGGGCAGCAAGACACCGACTTAAACTTGGTCGGCATAAGCGCACCATACCCGCACACAGATGGCGTTGACCTGAGATTGCAGATGAAAGTTACAAACGGTCTGCTTAGATGTTACGCAGGAACGAGACCAATCGTGGGCACTCTACCGACAGTAGAAAATCAATTCACTCCTACACTGATACCTTTAACTACCACTGAAGGTGGAGCAACTTTCTCTAACACCTATGACATTGCGACTAATAATGCAAACCTATATAACTCTACCACACATGGTGTTTATCTAATTAACAATGAAACTGCTGGTTCAAGAACTGCATCACTCCAGTATATTCGTTATCCAGATCTATTGATGGACATAGGATAAAAATTGACATATCCAGATAGTCTCTGGTCAACTGTTATAAATAGATCTATACATAAATGTAACTAACAAGGCAAGTTGCAAAAGGAAAAAAGAAACATGACCGCTACGATAACAGACAACCTAAAGAGAGATATGCTCAGAAGCATATTTGATCGCACCCAGAATATCGGGGTTGCCGTTGGCGATTCTGATAGACATTATATCGCTATCGGTCGCTCTGAAGAGTGGCCAACAGAGACAACTCCACCTACACCATTTTCTGGTGATGATGACTCTATGACTTTCCGCGCAGGAATACAGTCAATGAAACTTGTACCTGACGTCTCATATGTTATTCCTCGTTTCTCTTGGACTACTGGCAACTTTTATCAGGCATGGGATTCGCGTTATGGATCAAACACAGAAGTGGTTGCCGGAACAGTAGCGACTGCATCAACTATGCCACATCCATTCTATGTCCTAACTGACGACAACAACGTCTACGTTTGTATTCATCAGGGAAAGACAACTGCGGGAACGCCACGTGCTTCCCTGTACAAACCAGTCAACACAGGCAATGATGTATTCAGCGCAGGTGCTGATGGATACTTCTGGAAGTTCCTCTATAACATCGGTGCTGCTGAAGCAAGAAAGTTCCTGACCTCATCATACATGCCAGTAGAGCGTGTAGTTGACGAATTAGCAGGTGGTCCAGCAGATGGCGACCTTTCTGTTTCTCGTCTACAACAACGTGGTGTTCAAGGCGCAGCAATTCCTGGACAACTAATTGGCATTGCAATTGATAATGCTGGTTCTGGTTTTACATCACAACCAACTCTGTTAATTTCTGGAAGAGCAAGGGTCGGTGGCGAGTCTACTTTTACGACTGCTGTTGCTTCTGCGAAAGTTGCTGGAGGTATTATAACTTCCGTCATTATGAAGGACGATTCTGATGATGCAGCGTTTGCATTCGGTCGCGACTATGCTGATGCTGCAATCATCGTAAGTGGTGGTGGCGGCACTGGTGCAGTACTGCGTGCACTTATCGCTACAGACTCTGGCATGGGTGGCAACGCCACTCTCGACCTACACACTTCTGCGATGATGTTCAATGCTCAGTTGACAGGCATAGAGAATAATGATTTCCAAACAACAAACGACTTCCGTCAAATAGGAATTGTTCGTAACCCTATAAAAGACTCTGCCCAATTTAACAGTTTTGTTGAAACACCGACAGCGACCAATGCAACTCTTTCTGCATTCAAAAAACTGCACGTTACAACGGCATCACTGACTCCTGCGAACATTACAGGAGACCAACTGATAACTCAACCTTCTGGCCAGTCAGCAATCATAGATTTCTATGACGGTACTGGTATCATGAACGTGCACCAAACCAGAGAGACTGGGTTCTTGCCGTTTGATAGCAACCAAATCTGCACAATCTCTAGCGGTGGCGGCACCTGCACCCCTGTCACAATTAGTGGCCAACTTGCTTTGCGACCAGCAGAAGTTGATAGGTACAGCGGAGAGGTTGTATACATAGATAACAGAGTAGCGGTTTCTCGTGACGCTGAACAAACAGAAGACATCAAGGTAGTAATTGACCTCTAAAGGAAAGTAACAAATGGCCAATCAGTTTACAGGATCGACATTTTCAGGAACATATAAAGACGACTACATCGACAGCGATGGTTATCACAAAGTCTTATTCAATTCTGGGCGTGCACTCCAAGGAAGAGAGTTAAACCAGTTACAGACTATCCTGCAAAAGCAGGTCACTCGTCTGGGTAACAACCTGTTCATGGATGGTGCTGCTGTTACTCCCAAGTCTTCTGGCGCAAGTTGCGACGTCGTAGATTATATCGTCGTTGAGTCTTTAAACCTTGCAGCAGGAATAACTGTTTCCAGTTACATCGGCAAAGAATTTAAAGGCGCAGAGCAAACTGGTTCAGACGGTCTAAAGTTTAAGATCATCCAAGCGGTCGATGCAGTGGGTACAAGCAAACCAGTCCTGTATGGTCGTTACACCTCAGCAAACCAAGACGCAGCATCTTCTACAGATGTACAGACCACTCCTCTGGTGTTTCCTGAAAACTTGACTCTGACATTTATCGATGGCAGCGGTCTTCCGACAATGACTGTGCATCAGAAAACAGCAACTGAGACAATAGTTTCTACAGGTAGGGGTGTTCTGTTCTCTATACAAAGCGCAGAGTTCTATACACAAGGTCACTTCGTATTAGCACCCAAACAGACTATTGTTATTTCTAAATACGCAGCGTCTGTTGATGTTGAAGTCGGGTTCAAGGTTGTACAAGATATAGTAACAACTGAGGACACTGACGACCTGTACGACAATCAGGGTTCACGACCAAACCTTTCGAGTCCTGGAGCAGATCGTTATCGCATAAGGATGATACTAACTCCAAAATCTAGTATCGCAGAAGGAGAGGACTTTGTCTCATTTGCTTCTGTTCGTGGTTCAAAGATCATACAGATAAAATCAGGAACCGAGAATTATAACGAGATAGAAAAGCGGATGGCACAACGCCACTCTGCCACCCATGGCAACTTCATCGTCCAAGACTTTGATATGCAGTTCCGCGATGCTGATGACTCTGATGAGATGATCTACTCTATTCCTGCTGCTGAGCAGGGTGTGGTTCCAGAAGCATTCTTGGACGGGTATTACCTGCAGCACAATGTACCTATTGAATATAGGTCACCAAAACCATTGACCTTTGTTTCTGAGACTGCTCAGAATATGGCCACTGAATACAAGAACTATGTTCGTATCGACGGTACAACCCAAACACTAAAGAACACCAACCTCGGTAATTTTGGTGCTACTATTACAACCCAGAAGAGACTCTCTCTTGTAAACGCTGCTGGTGGCGTCATAGGTAACACTCGATTGAAGTCTATCGTCGACCGAAACACTGCCGACACCGACACATATCGCCTGTACCTATACGGAACTGAGATGATAGGTGCCGGAAACATCAGAGACGTGGTCTCGATCGCTCCACACGATGCTCTCACATCTAAAGCAATCCCTGTTCGTGAAGATAGCAACCTCTACATTGAAGAACCTACACTAAACACCTCATTGTTTCGAATTCCAGGCGGTCGTGTTAAGTCAGTATTGCCGACAGAAATTACTGTACAGCGTATGGAATCAAAACCATTTACAGCAAATGCGTTAACAATTACGAGTAATGTTCAGGAAGACCTGATCGCAAGGGGCGAATGGTTATTCATAAACCAAGGTCTGAATACTGTTGACCCGATTGGTTCGGGTGGCGTCAATATTGCCGCTTCTGGTGGCGTCGAGACTGCAACTGTCACCACTTCAACCGCTGCTGGTACCATGGATTGCTACTATTATGTGCAGAAGAATGCACCTGTTGCTCGCGTAAAGACTTTCAAGGAAGCAACTTTCACCGCAACAAGAACATCTGCAGGTGCCGCTGCTGGTGATGTGTTCGAGTTCACCGACCTCTATGATGGAGTCCAGATAATCTCTGCACTCGACTCTGCTGCGGGAACTATCGACTATGTCAATGATGTAGACTTTGACGGTGGCCAGCGCGACAATTACTATGGTCGAGTACAACTGCGACCTGACGGTATTGAAGATGCTGTGACCTCAATGGTATGTCGAGTTCGATATTTTGAACACGCCTCTGGTGGCGACTTCTTCAGTGTCAACTCATACAACATCGTTTCAGCAACCAACGCAACTGCTAATGATCCAGAATTTGGTTATGGAGACATTCCAACATACACTTCACCAACAAGCGGTGATGCGTATGAAATGCATAACTTCATTGATTTCCGTCCAAAGTTAGACATACATGCTGACACTATGACGACGGCACAACGGTTTGAGATACCCAGAGATGGCGACCTTTTGAACTTCAATGTTGAATACTACAACAACCGTATCGACCATGTCGTGTTGGGATATGGTGATGACCTCAAGGCACTCATAACTGTCAACAAAGGCGAAGAAGCACAACAACCTGTACCCCCATCTATCAAGCAAAATCAAATGATCTTATTTGATGTGTTTATGAACGGCAACACAAAGGGTGTTAGCGACATAACATTCGACCGTCGACGGTATCGTGGTTACAAGATGACTGACATTGCTGAGATGACGGATAGGATTACGCAGATAGAAGAAACGATCTCTCTCAGTGCCTTGGAAAATGAAGCAAGTAATTTGCTGGAGTTGACTGCTGGCGGTGACGTTCGATCAAAGACTGGTTTCTTTGTAGATGACTTCACAAAGGGAATGAATCTAACTGCATCTTTCTTACGAAATGAATTCATCGATGATGAATCTTTCGCAACCTCTTCTCTTGATGAAGAAAACTCTACCATACATGCCAGACTCGCTATGGAGCAGGTCGGTTTTATTCACGATGCGAACAACAATGTTGTTGCCGCCAGCGGTCGAGGTGCCAGTAGCACTCTTGAGAATATTGTCGTGAAAGGCGACAACGCAATGCTTGACTACGTGGAAGTTCTTGACGACAGTCTGAAGCAGGAAATGATTTCTTGGAAGGGCGCAGCAAATCAAGACTTTGAAGAGCATGGGTATTACAACGTCAACCCATTCAATGTATTCCAAGGCGAAGGCATACTTCGATTGAACCCAGCACGTGACACATGGTTCGATACTCGTCGTCTCCCTGATAAGCAAACGAATGCACCTCTAGTAACTCGCGAATTGAATGCAAACCTTATACCTCGCACGTCAGTGTTCTCCCGCACTCAGGTTGTTAACGCATGGCGAGTTCCTGGAGGTTGGCAAAAACATTCAAACGGGCGACTCTTCCAAAGAACACTCGTATTGTCGGCAACACAGACTTTCGCTGTCACTCAGCAAGTTCGCAGGTCAATAAAGAGCGACGAATCAGTTACCAAACAAATCAACGACAGAACTGTTGAAGTTCTTTCTGTTCCGTTTATGCGTCAAAGACGCGTATTCTGTAACGCACAAGGTCTGCGACCAAACACCCGATACTGGTTGTTTATGGACGGAATCAAGATGGAGCAGTGGACTCGTTCACGCTCGAAGGATAGTTGGAAAATTGACATTGCAGCAAACGTGCACAGACTTCCTCTTGCAGCATCAAACGTGAACCTGCAGACGTATCCTTCGCAGTCTGCGATCTATGATACAAAACTAATCACGGATGCGCAAGGCGAGTTATATTTTGAGATGTGGGTTCCTAACAATGCACCAGTTGCTATCCCGAACTCATCGCAATACAACTCGGTGCAATCATGGTTGAAATGGCAGGATGATAATCGTCGATTTGCTAAACAATATGGATCGAAGTCTGTTCAAACACTGAATCGAACTGGATGGAAATTTCGTTGTGGCACACATGTTGTCAAACTTCTTGATATTTCAGTCGACAATGAAGACGAATCACTGTCTATCGCAAGATCAACATACACAGCATCTGGTTCAATACAATTGAAGCAGCGAACATTGCAGACCACTCGTACAGTGACATTTGACAACCAACTTACTCGAGGCGGCACATTTTTAATCGGTACGTCAAACCCACAGTTCAGCATAAGAACACAGTGGTTCGACCCACTTGCCCAATCATTCACTGTAGATGCAGGAACTGGAGTTTCAGGAGTATTCGTCACCTCAGTTGATGTATTCCTGCATAAAGTTCCGGATATGTCTGCGGGTGGAACCGACCTCGCAATCCCGTTACAGTTACAGATCAGGGGAATGAACGCTGGTGTCCCTGAGAGCGGCATCGTGAGCGAGCAACATAGAGTATTCATGAGCGCAGACTCTGCATATGCTGCTACATTAGGACAGAATAATAATCTGTTAGGTGTTTCAGGAAGTGGTGCTGGAGTTCTTAATCACCCAGTCAAAATGAAGTTCGCTGAACCAGTATATCTCCGCGCTGGCGAAGAATATGCAATTGTTCTTCTTTCTGAGTCTGACTACTATGAAGCATACGTTGCCTCTACATATGACTTGGTACTTGGAAAAACTTCTCAGCGTGTAAACAAGCAACCGCATAAAGGTTCTTTGTTCCTCTCGCAGAATGGTAGCACTTGGACGCCAAAGCAGAATCAAGATATGGCATTCCGTATCTACACTGCAAAGTTCAAATCAACTGGTGCTGCAAACTTCTATAGTACACCACTCGAAAAGCACATTCACAACTTTGCTGGGAGTTTATCTGTAGATCCTTCTCGTGATACGCACTTCTTGGTAACACACGGCAACCACGGTATGGGTGCTGGCGATTCTGTTCAAATGGAAGGACTTCCTGCTGGTACATACAGAGGCGCAAATGCTTCTGTTATCCAGAACACAAAGAACGTAGTCGTGGATCCATCCTCGAATTCATACTATGTGAAACTCGCTGATTCCGCTGGTGGTGAATCTCATTTCGCAACCAACGGAAGGTTCGGTTCACCTCTTGTCGAAACCAATCGTGGTTTCCCTGTTGACCGAGCAATATTGAACTTCCAAGATATGTCATTTGACGGTTGCGGAATCCGATACACTGCTTCTTTCATTAGTGGATTGAGTCACGTTGATGTACCACGTACTTCTTCAACTTTCGACCCAAGGTATAACATAGACGATACGCCAACGCCTGTTTCTAATGGACAGTCGCTCTTCTTCGGAACACCAAAGTATCTCGCAAACGCACAACAAGAGTTTAGCGATATACAAACGAAGGGAGACTCTTCTCCCTCTGTTGTAATTGGTGCCCGTCTATTCACCGACCAGACTTCTACTTTCGGTGGAGCGAGTGCTGCTGCTGTCAAGTCAAGTGGGTATGTTTCTGATGTATCACCTATAATCGATACACAGGCAATCAGTATGATCGCCACGAACAACGTCATCGATTATCAAGTTGATAGTGCGAATGCACCTGCAACGACTACAAGAAACAAACCTCACTTGTACTCGCCAGAGACTGCGCCTGTACTGGGTAGTTCTCCGTCAAAGCACATAACCAAAGTGGTACAGTTGCGGCAACCATCTGGCGGTCTGCGTGTCCTTTGCGACATGTATGTCCCACCAGCAGCAGACTTCGACGTGTATTATCGTACTGCTCCTGACAATGATGTCGACCTGTATACATACCAGTGGGTTCTTGCTACAAAAGAGAACACACCACCCAAGTCGACTTGGGTTGATGATGAAGACAATATGCTGTTTGCTGAGTACAGGTTCTTGATTGGTGGCACTGAAGGCACCCTTCCTGACTTTGTTCAGTTCCAGTTGAAGGTTGTCTTCAAGTCGACTAACACTTGTCAGTCGCCTGTGATGGAATCCATCCGCGCCATCGCCCTAACATAATGGGCGATGGTTACATCAAAGTTTCTGGCATGACTGGTTGGTATAAGAATCCCCAAACAGGAACTGTTATAAATACAAACGAGCGAGAGATACAAAGTGCGCGAAAGCGCAAGAGTGCCTCGACTCAAGATCGAGAAGATAAAAATAAAATGCAGAATGAGGTCGCATCTTTGAAGACAGAGATCGAAGAACTCAAAGAACTAATCAAAGGGATGGTAGGAAAATAAAATGACAATTCAATGGGAACCAAAAGATCAACCCATCTATCAAACTCAAGATACTTTTCAGCAGTTAGTAGATAAACTAAACATCAGCAGGACTCAACTCGATTCAGACCTAAACTATCTCGACTCTGCGATTGGTCCACTTCCAGCAGGTTCTTTGTTTGACATTGAAGGCATAACCACCAGTCGTGTTGCGGGCAAAACCCTCATCGACGCTATCAATGAAATTGATGCTGAACTTGGTCCAGATGCACTTAACACTGTTGCACAAACCTTTTCTGGTGCCATCAACGAAATAGAAGCAGTGTTTGATGCCAGCGCAAACAAAATCATTGCTGACAATACCGCGCCATTTATTATAGACGCAGAACTTGACATCGTCCTTGATGCCAAAGGCAATGATGTTGTACTTCGCTCCAATGGTACCAACTTCGCAAAATTATCCCAAGTCGGTGCTAACCTGAGAATACAATCGGGTGCTTCAAACACCACCGCCATGCAGTTCACTAATGCTAATGCTGAGTTCTCTGGTTCAGTCACTCTCCCGAGTGCTGGTACAGGTAGTATAATTAGTTCTGAAATATCTGCTAACACAGTGCATGGTGCGATAGACGAGGTGAATGCTCGTATTCCTAATATCTACAACGCTGCTGGCACATGGTTGAACCCATAAATAAAGGTTAGAACATGTCAAACTTTAGATCAATACCTCTGACCCTTTCTGGATCGGGCGCAGCAGGTGCGCGTGTAAACATCCGCAGGGTGACCGCTGCTGAAGAACTTGGTCTTGCTTCCAATGCCGAATACATAACAGTGACACAATACCCTGTATTAAACTTCGGGCATGACTCAGCAAGAAACTACTATGGGTCGATTGACCGTTTTGGCGTTCGTGCAGCAGACTCAGACATGGTATCGATTGGATCATTCACCGATACCTTCTATGCCCAAGCAGTTGGCACACACCCTGCAACTTCCCTCAGCACATCAACCACATCCACACCATTGTTCCAGTGTAAAGATAGCAGTGATACCCAACATCCGTCTTTGATGTATCCGACAACAAGTGGTGACTTCAGAGCAAGGTTAATCGCCCTAGACTCTGACGGTGACATTCGCGAACTTGATTCTGCACAAACTATCGCTTTCGGGAAACGTATGCTCGAGACATCTTTGAGTAATGAACTTGTTGGTGCATTTCGAATAGGGGTAAACACTCCAACCAACGGAACATGGGAGAAGTGGAACACCGACGCATATACAGACACAACAAGTTCGGCATTAACAAACTACCATGTATTCAGAAAGACTGTTAATGCTCTTGACGAAAGTCCTGCCACACCTGGATGTTTAGGTCTCAGGGACTCTGTCGACGGCATTGTCGATAACACAGGAACAGCAGAAGAAAGAGGGTCGCACGACATAAGACAACTGTTCTACGAGCAACCCTTTGCGCTTGCTGCCGCCACTCTACTTGCCAGAAAACATAGCGAACTCGGTAAGATGGTTCTGTTGCCTTCCACACAAACTCCTGCGAGCACAGGGCAATCAGGCACATGGCAGACAAGAGGTTCAATTGTTGATACTGTCAACACAACAGAAAACATTCAATACGCATCCGAATACTTCACGAGCATATCAAGGACAGAACAGTTCACTGGTTCTTTCACCGGACAATATACAAGAAACACGTTCGCAGATATTCCTCAGAACTTCGTTGGTGCTCGTGGAGCACAGTATTCTGGTCTTCGAACAAACTTCCAAAAGGGGTTGAATGCCCAATTTGCTGGACAAAGATTCTCGTCCGCTAATTATATTGGACAGAGAAATTACGGATCTGCATTTGCTGGACCAAGACAATTCACTGGCCAGAGAAATTTCGGGAGTCAATTTGCTGGGCAAAGGGATTTCCTTGGTTTACGCACCACCTATGAGAACTTCATCGGTCCAAGGTCGTATACAGGATTCACGAAATTTATCGGTGTAGCACAATTCCTCCAGTTCGTTGGTTCTCGGAGTTCCAATGGATCCTTTATTGGAGAAAGAGAAGCGTCTTCATATTTTGTTGGCCAGCGTCAGTATGCTGGCACACGCCCATTTATTAGCAACTCAGGTCAACAGCAAAACGGTAGTGTATCATATGCCAAGTTCGCAGGTGATCGCGACTTCCTCGGGCAACGCGCAGGAGGTAGTGCTTCATGGGCGGGAACTCGCAATACTACAACAAACTTTATTGGGGAAAGACAAATCAGTGTAAGGTATCTCAAATATTTTCGCCAAGGTGCAAATCAACAGTGGATCTCAACACGGCAAAACAATGTTTATAACCCAAGAGAACTCCAGTTCGGTGGCCAAAGGCAAGTAGACGTTCAACGCCCAGTTGACGCAGACTTCGCTGGTCAAAGGCAAGCGGAAACACAGAAATTTGTTTCTATTGATACAGCAAACACGTTTATCGGCAATCGCGATTTCACTAACCAATATGTGGGAAGTCGTCCAGCGACCTTTGCTGGCCAACGGGATGCCGAATATATCGCACAGTACACTGGCACATACACCAATCAGTTCACCAGAAACTACATCGGTCAGTTCTCTACCCAATACACTGGCGCGACATTGACCAACATCGCAAACACTCTGGAGACATACACACTGTACTGTAAGGTTTCTGAGACATGAGTCGGAGCACTTGGCACACCTCCATTCCCGTGAGAATCAAAGACACGGATGGCAACCTTGTCCAAGGAGAACTTGCGGCATTGTCGCATGGCACCTACCTTGGTGCACTACAATTGGTTGCTGATTATGCAGCAGGTGTTAGATATAATGGTGCCCTATCGAGCAGTTCTACAACCAGCACTGCCATAGGTACGTTTACAAATACTAACAATGCTGCTGCAGTCAATCAACCTGCCACAACAATCACCTCAACCGCTACATCCCTGTATCAGTTAGATGATGCCCTGCCAACTTTGGGTGATAATTGTCTGCTGGGTTGTGATAGTGACGGACAACTCTATCAATTCAACGATGGCGAACAAGCACAGACAGGAGGTCTGCTTGCGTTCGCACACGGTTTACAATATCCAGGAATTACTTTCAAACTCGGTAGCACCACACCAACCCCAACCGTCGATTATGAAATCTATGAGTCTAATGTTTTTCAAAACACTATAAACTCTGCTGCGACCACTACCTATAATATTTATCGTCGCAAATCACTCAATACTGGTTTCACCATAGGATACGATGACACAAATGGTATGGGAGTATGCAAGACTACGATCAGCGGAAAGTTTGCAGTTAAGCAAGCAACGAA